AGAGAATCTTTGGCTACAGTTGTTGGTTATGTGGTAAAAATGGGTCCTGATTGCTATAAGGATGCAAGTAAATTTGATCATCCTTGGTGCCAGGAAAAACAATGGGTATTAATAGGCAGGTATGCAGGAGCTAGATTTAAACTCGGAGATGAGTCCGAGTGCCGTATCATAAATGATGATGAGGTTATAGCTACCATACTTGATCCTGATGATATTCTTGCAGTATAAGGAGAAAAAATGGCTGAAGAAGCAGTAAAAAACGAAGAAATAATTGAAGAGGGTGAAATAGTAGAACTAGAAGATAGTGTCGAGTCTACTGATGCACCTGAAAAACAAACTGAATTTGTACAAAGTGCAGACAACAATAATGTTGAATCTGAAGTCGAATCGGATAAAGAAGAATTACAAGACTATTCAGATAAAGTACAAAAAAGAATAAATACTTTAACTAGAAAACTTAGAGAGGCTGAAAGAGGTCAAGACTCTGCTTTGCAGTATGCTCAATCATTACAGCATAAAGTTAGTAGACTTGAAACTTCTGTAAATACAGTTCAACAAAATAGCTTATCAGAATCAGAAACTAGATTAGAAGCACAAAAAGCACAAGCTATGGCATCTTTACAAAAAGCACATGAAGTTGCTGATTACGAAAAAGTTGCTCAAGCTCAAGATGTTTTAGCTAAATTAGCAGTACAAGAGCAAAAAGTGCAAGAGGGTAAATTAAATATTGCACGACAAAAAAATATAGTACAACAAAATGTACAAAACTATGTACAACCACAAGTTCAACAACAAAGTACCTTTTCTTCTAAGATGCAAGGGTGGATTGAAAACGGTAATGATTGGTTTTTAAATAATCCAGTTATGCACGAAAGTGGCGTTAAAATACATCAAGAACTAGAAGATGAAGGGTTTGTAATTGAAAGTGATGAATATTTTACTGAGGTAAACAAAAGAATTAAGGCTAAACACCCTGATTATTTTGGAGAATCAGCCCAATCTAAGCCATCACAAAAGGTTGCTTCAGCTGGTAGAGTAAGCGGAAATTCTGGTAAAAAACAGATAAAACTGTCTCCAAGTGAAGTTCAAATGGCAAAAAAATTAAACGTACCTTTGAAAGAGTACGCAAAATATGTTAAAAGGTAATAGTTATGACTGAAAAAGATAACAACAATTCAAACAGAACACCACGTTCTGCCGACACACGAGCTAAAAAAGAAGCTCGCAAACCATGGAGCCCACCATCTACGTTGGATACTCCTCCTGCACCTGAAGGTTATACTTACAGGTGGATTAGAGCCGAAATTGTAGGCCAAGAAGATCGTAAGAATGTTTCTTCAAGATTAAGCGAAGGTTTTGACCTAGTGAGATCTGAAGAATTAGATGATTCTGACCAAGATCGTTTTGATAGCGTACAACAAGGTAAACATGCAGGAGTTGTAGCGCGAGGTGGTTTGCTATTGGCTAAGATTCCTAATGAAACACGTGAAGAGAGAAACTCCTACTATGCTGCACGTGCTCAGACACAGCAAGATGCTGTAGATAATGATTTAATGAGGGAATCAGATCCAAGCTCTCCGATTTTAAATCCAGAGAGAAAAAGCAAAGTAACTTTTGGCGGTGGTCAACGTAGTTGATTACCAAACTTTAAATAACAAATATAAGGTGACTTATTATGGCTAACAAAGATGCCCCTTTCGGAGCACGAGTAGTAGGTAAATTAGGTTCTGGAGTCCAAAATGGTGGAGTTACAGAATACGCAATTGCCTCTGGTGCTTCTGGGAATATTTTTTCTGGCGATTTAGTAAAAATGACCAACGCAGGTACTATTTTAGTAGCCGCTGCTGGTGATGAGTCCATTGGTGTATTTAGAGGTTGTACTTTTACAAACTCTTCAGGTGAAACTATTTTTAGTTCACACTACCCTGATGGCACTGTATCGTCCGATATTAAAGCATTTGTAATAGATGATCCTGATGCTGTATTTGAAATTCAAAGTGCAGGTTCTCCAGCTCAAACTGATGTCGGTTTGAACGCAGATATTTCCTATACTGCTGGCTCTGTGAAAACAGGGATGTCAGCTATGGAACTGTCTGGAACAACAGCAGCTACAACTGCTACGTTCAGAATTATGGGCTTTTCAAGTGACCCAGATAACAGTACAACAGGTTCAGCTAACGTAAATGTGATTGTTAAATTTAATGAGCATTTCTATATCGATCCAACAGGAGTATAAATAATGGCAATTAATAGAGCGCAATTAGCGAAAGAATTAGAGCCAGGTCTTAACGCCTTGTTCGGTATGGAATATGCCAGATACGAATCTCAACATGAAGAAATTTATGAAACTGAGTCTTCTGATAGAGCGTTTGAAGAAGAAACCCTAATAGTAGGGTTTGGTAACGCAGAAGTAAAAGCTGAAGGTAGCGGTGTCAGATTTGATACAGCTAACGAAGGTTATACTTCACGTTATACCCACGAAACAGTGGCTTTAGCTTTCGCACTAACTGAAGAAGCAATTGAAGACAATCTTTATGATAGACTCGGCGCAAGATACACCAAAGCTTTAGCAAGATCTATGGCTAACACAAAGCAAATCAAAGCAGCTTCAGTATTAAACAATGCGTTTAGTACAACAGGCGGTGACGGTAAAGTGCTTGTGGCTACAGATCATCCACTAGGCGGCGGTGGTTCACTAGCAAATAGAGCTACCACTATGGCGGATCTTAATGAAACTTCACTAGAAGACTCACTTATTAATATTTCTACGTTTACAGATGATAGAGGTCTTAATATTGCGTTGAAAGGTATGAAGTTAATTATCCCACCACAATTAGTGTTTGTTGCTGACAGATTACTACAAAGCCCAGGCAGAGTAGGAACATCTGACAACGACATTAATGCTATAGCAAATACTGGTATGCTTCCTGATGGATATGTTGTAAACAACTATCTAACAGATACAGATGCGTATTTCATTAAAACTGACTGCCCAGACGGGTTTAAGTATTTTGAAAGATCTCCTATGCAAACTGCATTAGAGGGTGACTTCGATACAGGTAATATGAGATACAAAGCTAGAGAGCGTTATAGTTTTGGATATTCTAACTTTAGAGCCGTTTACGGTTCTCAAGGAGCTTAAGGAACGGATTATTGTAGCGTTTCTCACTCAACTACAATTTTAAGGGAGCTTCGGCTCCCTTTTTTGTTGCTTCATTTGGGTATGGGGTGTAAACTTTAGGTAGTTTTAAATTAATTAGCTTAATGAGGATCGTAAAGATTTCCATTAATACAAGTAAAGGAGTTCATAATGGCTAATCCACATTTTCAAAACTTAATTCTAAATGCAGGTAATACTGTAGCAACAAAACATAAGAAAGATGTTCCTATGTTTCATGTGAATCCATCAAGTACGTTATTTTATCAATACGCAAATGATTTTATGACTTACAATTCTGGTGACTTTACAATAACAACGACTGAAGCTGGCACTGGCTCAGCAACAGAAGCTTTAACTTCTGGTGCAGGTGGCCAACTATTGCTTACTAACGCTGCTGGAGATAATGATTTAGACTTTTTACAATTAAAAGGTGAATCATTTAAACTTAGTAGTAGTAAAAGAGCTTTTTTTGAAGCTAGATTTAAAGTAAGTGATGCGACACAATCTGACGTTGTTATGGGTTTGCAAATAACTGATACTACACCATTAGCAGTTAGTGATGGTGTTTATTTTATGAAGGATGATGGTGATACTAACCTTGACTTTCATATTGAAAAAGACGGCACAGATACTACTACTGCTGCAGTAACCACATTAGCTGATGATACTTTTGTAACAGTTGGTTTCTTTATTGACCCAAATACTTCACAGGTTTCATACTTTATAGGTGAAGCAGAACCAGTAGGCGTTGTAAATACTAATTTACCAGATGATGAAGAATTAACTGTGTCTTTTGGTATTCAAAATGGTGAAGCAGCAGCTAAAACTATGACAATCGATTACGTAAATGTAATTTGTGAAAGATAGGAGTAAATAATGGCAGATACAGTAACTTCGCAAACTATTCAAGATGGTGAAAAAACTGCTGTCTTGAAATTTACAAATGTATCGGATGGAACGGGGGAATCTGCTGTAAAAAAAGTAGATGTGTCGGCACTTACTACTAATAGTGCTGGTGAATCTTGTACCTCCGTATCAATTGCTAGAATTTATTGGGCCTGTAGAGGTATGGGCGTAAATATAGAGTTTGATGCATCAACTAACGTATTAATTACTGGTTTACCAGCAGATAGTACGGGTGATGAATATTATGATATTTTTACAGGCATACCTAACAACGCTGGTTCTGGAGTGACAGGAGATATTGATTTTACAACTGTTGGACACTCTAGTGGTGATACATATTCAATAATACTTGTTTTGAATAAGAATTATTAATGAATGGCACAGTACAAAGGCAAAACCGTAACTCTTAATAGACCTAGGGCTATCCGTAAAGGTAGCCCTGGTTATGGTACAAAACGAAAAGAAGTCTTTGTAAAAAATCCCTCAACAGGTAAAGTAAAGCGTATTGCTTTTGGTGATGCTAAGTTAGGCATGCATAAAAACGATCCAAAACGTAAAAGATCATATTGTAAAAGAAGTGAAAAGCTTGGTAATGACCGTATGAAGGCTAATTATTGGGCAAGGCGCGACTGGGATTGCTAAATGGCAAAAAAACGCGATCCCAAAGTTGGAACAGGCAAAAAACCAAAAGGTAGTGATAGAAGACTATATACAGATGAAAACCCAAAGGATACAGTATCTATCAAATATGCCACAATTCAAGATGCTAAAGATACGGTAAAAAAGGTTATACGAACAAGAAAACCTTTTGCAAGACTGATTCGTATATTAACAGTTGGAGAGCAACGATCTAAATATGGTGGAAAGCCAAGACAAGCAGAGATATTTAGAAGAGGTAAAGACACCATTAGAAAAAAACACGGTAGAATTAAATAATGTATCCTGTTTATAACAAATTTTATTACAAACCTTTACCAGACTGTATAGAGGTGCAAAAAAGTCCTATAGAAGGATTTGGTTTGTTTGCAATAAAAAATATTAATAAAGATTTTGATATAGGTATGTCACACATCAAAGTTCCAATAATTCAAGGCTACATAAGAACATCTATAGGTGGCTTTTTGAATCACTCAGAAGACTCAAATTGTTATCTTAGCGAAGAATTAGACTGGGATGACTATAGAGTATATAACGTAATTACATCAAAAAAAATTAGTGTTGGCGAGGAGCTTACGCTAAACTATCATTTGGACGGTTTAAATTATGGCTAAAGAAAAATTAAAAAAAGTGATAAAGGGCTTGCAAAAAGCAAGTAAAACACATGCAAAACAAGCTGAAACATTAGAGTCAATTAAAATGAAAAAAGGGGGTAAGGCTAAAAAAAAGGGCAAAGCTAAAAGCGGAGGCAAGATATGTCCAGAGGGTATAGCTTGGGCAAAAAGAACCTTTGACACATATCCTTCAGCTTACGCCAATATGGCTGCATCAAAGTATTGTAAAGACCCTAATTATGCAAAAAAAGCCAAAGGCGGCAAAAGAAAAGGTAAAAGATTTGGTGGCCCTATTAGAGGTCAGGGTATAGTCATGAAAGAGAGACTTAGATAATGGGCCAATTAGCTGAGTGGAGAAAACAAAACTGGGTCCGTATAGGAACTGACGGATCTATTAAAGGACCTTGTGGTACTAGTAAAGATAAAAAAAATCCAGATCGTTGTTTGCCAAAAGCAAAAGCACAAAGTTTAAGTAAAGCAGAAAGAGCAAAGACTGCAAGAAAGAAAAAAGCAGCAGGCAGAAAAGGTAAAACTGTTGTAGCTAATACTAAAAAAGCTAGAGTTTCATTAAAAGGAGGAAACAAAGTGACTAAAAAACTAAAACCAATACCGCCAGGCAACAAAGGTTTGCCTAAATTACCAAAAGAAGTTCGTAATAAAATGGGTTATTTTGTTGATGGTGGTCGTGCACAAAAAAAGAATGGTGGCAAGATAGCTAGAGGTTGTGGTAAAGTTATGTCTAACAGGCGTAAATTTACAACAATTAGTTAGGAGATAAATATGCCAAAATCAAAAGTTGATCCAAAAATGCAAGCAAGATTGGATGCAAAAGTTAGACCAGATGAGCCAGTAAAGGAAGATCGTATTTACATAAATATGAAACCAAAAAAGAAAGCTCCTGCAAAAAAAACCACAAAAAAGAAAACAAGTAAAAAGTAAGGAGTACTATTATGCCAGGCAAAAAAAATTCTAAATACGGCAGTATGATGAAAAAGTCCAAAGGCGGCATGATGATGAAAAAGTCCAAAGGCGGTTCACTTATGAAAAAGTCTAAAGGTGGCTCATTAATGAAGAAGTCTAAAGGCGGAAGCATGATGAAAAAATCTAAAGGCGGGTCTTTAATGAAAAAATCTAAAGGCGGAAGTATGATGAAAATGTCTAAGGGTGGTTCAGTCATGATTGCAGGCAACGCTAATAGAAGAAGAAGCAAGTTCTAAAGTGCCGTATTTGATAAGTAATATCCCACATTTTAAATGTTGGGTTAGGAGAGAGTTTACGCACAATCACGAGGAATACCAAGGAGAGTATTTGCATGCCTTGGCTATAGCAGTTAATACAATACCTGATAGGTCTTTAAGTTTCCAAGTAGTCTTTACTGGAGAGGAAGCAAATTGTGAAGATTGGGACGAAGGAAATATCCACGGTGGTGCTATGTGGGCTCGTATGCCTATCCAAGGTTTAGTTGCGGATATACCTATGGACGATTTCCCTAGGCCTATGGAGGACCATTTAGCACAGCCTTGGGATTGTGAAGCTAGAGATCATAGTGTTGTTGTAATGGATAGAGTTAGTTCTTCACCTTGGATTGCAAAAATTGATGGTAATTTTTATCAAGCAAAATATTTATTTACCGTAGATTACACAAATACTGATATTGCAGATGACCCTGCACAACATAAACAAAGTCATGTATTATATATAACTGAAGACTGTGAATGGAAAGGTAACTTAGTTGCTTTGCCTAATAATAGAGTAAGAGCTACTAGTCCTGCTTTGTGGGTAACAGGCGAAGGACCGCCACAGTTCAAACCCTCGCAGTGGAAACACTCTGCAGAGGGGCATGAAAGTTATTTAGATCCCTCAATAACTTTTGATAATTTATATGAGGATTAGTTATGGCAACATCAAATAGTACAGATTTTGAACCAAATGTAGCCGAGTTTGTTGAAGAAGCTTTTGAAAGATGTGGTTTAGAGTTAAGAACAGGATATGATCTTAAAACCGCACGAAGATCTATTAACCTTATGTTAGCTGAATGGGCTAATAGAGGATTAAACCAATGGACTATAGAACAAGCCACACAAACAGTTACAGAGGGCACAACAGATTATTCTTTAAACTCGAATGTTATTGATATTTTAGACGTTGTTCTACGTAGAACAATTAATCAAACTCAGACAGATATAAGTATGAATCGTATTAGTAGATCTGAATACATAAACATACCAAATAAAACAACAAAAGCTAGACCGTCACAATTCTTTCTTGATAAATTATCAACGCCTACATTAAAAGTATGGCCAGCACCTGAAAACTCTACAGATATTTTAGTGTTTAATAAAATAGTTAGAATGGATGATGCAGATAAGCCAACAAATACTATGGATATGCCATTTAGATTTTATCCTTGCTTCGCAGCTGGATTAGCTTACTACATATCATTAAAAAGAGCTCCAGAAAGAACATCACAGTTAAAAGCTTTATATGAAGAGGAATTTGACAGAGCTATGTCTCAAGATGAGGATAGAGCCTCTTATAGGGTTAGACCAGACATAAGGATGAATTGATGGCTTACGCATCTGGCAAATTTGCAAAAGCTTTATGTGATAGATGTGCTTTTGAATACAAATTAAATGATTTAAAAGAAGAATGGAATGGTTTAAAAGTATGTCTAGATTGTTACGAACCTAAACATCCACAACTAGAGCCTTTGACTGCTACAGCTGATCCAGAGGCTTTGTACAAGCCAAGACCCAATAACGATAAGGAAGAAGGAGAGGGTTTTGTCGTTGTAGTTAGTTCAGATATATTCAAACCAGATTTTTTAAATCCTGCAACACTACCAACTAACTTTACGGTTGATAAGATGACAGGTGGCGTTGGCGAGGTTACAATAGTTATATCATGACCTTAGCAGAGTTAAAAACTTTAATACAAAATTATACTGAGAATACAGAGACCACTTTTGTAAATACCTTAGATGATTTTATTAAAAATGCAGAGGAAAGAATATTTGAATTAATACAATTTGATTATTTTAGAAAAAATGTTACAGGAACTCTAACTACTGGAAACACATACTTAACTGCGCCTACTGATTATCAATTAAGTTTTTCACTAGCAATTATAGATAGCAGTGGAGATTATCACTATTTAGATAAAAAACACGTGACTTTTATGCGTGAATACTCTGTAGATCCAACAGATTCAACAGCTAGAGGCAGACCTTTATATTATGCAGATTTTGACAAAGATTTATCTACAGCTTCTGACAACGGCTCTACGTTAATCGTAAGTCCTGTTCCAGATGCAGATTATAATGTTGAATTACATTATTTATTTAAGCCAAACTCTTTAGTGACAGACACAACAGGTACTTGGCTTTCTAATAATGCAAGAAATGCTTTGCTTTACGGTAGTTTAGCTGAAGCATATATATTTATGAAAGGTGAAAATGATTTGACACAGCAATACGAGCAACGCTTTGCAAATGAAATATCGAGGTTAAAAAACCTTGCAGAAGCTCGCGGAAGGAGAGATGAATACCGTTATGATTCTTTGAGGTCATCGGTAACGTAAAAAGTTATGAAACAAATAGAAAGTCTTAAGGGCAAATCAGTTGCTATAGTTGGTATGGGTAAAAGCTGGTTTGATTATAATCTAGCAAAATCACACGGAGTTCATTTTGATGAAGTATGGGCTATAAATGGCGTAGCTTCAGTTATATACCACGATAGGGTATTTATGATGGATCCGCCATCCAGATTCTTAGATACAGATGATGCAGGTGGCCAAACAAAAAGTATGGCAGATATGTTGCAAGAACATGAGGGTCCTATATATACGTGTGAGCTAGATGATAGATGTCCAGGTCTTGTAGAGTTCCCACTAGAAGAGGTTGTGCAATATTCAAACTGTCACTATCTAAATAACACAGTTGCATACGCAGTAGCCTTTGCCTATTGGAACGAGGTAGCTAATCTTAAAATGTTTGGTATAGATTTTTCATACAAAGGTAATTTACATTTTGCAGAAGCAGGTAGAGCATGTGTTGAATTTTGGTTAAGTAAATGCATATCAGCAGGTATGCAAGTAGAAGTTGCACATAGTTCTGGTTTATTAGATACAGACGTGCCAGCAGAACAAAAGCTATATGGATACCATAGGCTAAAAAATCCTTACGTAATTTTGGTTGGAGAAGATGGTATTAAATTAGAAAGAATTAATAACTTAGATATTGTTAAAAAAACACAAGAGCCTGTACTAATAGATAGGCATGATTCACATTTAAAACCTATTGAACCTAAAAAATGGTAGATCAAATAACACCAGCAGGTATGCCTAGTTTAGGCTTAATAGAAGCAAAAACTTCTAATCACGGCGGTCATCCTCCAGAGTTTTGGGCAGAAAGATTGACAGAAAAAATAGTAAGCGGTAGCGATAGCGAAGATCCTTACATACAAGAGCAAGCTAAGGCTTATAAAGATTTGATTTACAAGGTTTGTTTGATTTATATAAAAAATGCGTTAAAATCCTATAAAGCTACTCTGATACAAGATTTTATAAAACAAGGAGACGCAGAGTTAGCAGATATTATAAAAAGGATTTAATATGGCTATTACATCAACATTAACCACTAGCTTTAAAAAAGAACTACTTGAAGCTGTGCATAACTTCAAAAACTCAGGCGGAGATACTTTCAAATTAGCTTTATATACAAGCTCTGCTACTCTGGGTGCTACTACTACAGCTTTTACTACAACAGGACAAGCAAGTGGTACTAACTATACATCTGGCGGTAGTAATTTAACAAGAGTAGATCCTACTTCAAGTGGTACAACAGGTTTTACTGATTTTGCTGATTTAACTTTTGGAACTGCTACGATTACTGCTAGAGGTTGTATGATCTACAACTCTAGTGATAGTAATAAATCTGTAGCTACAATTGACTTTGGTGGTGATAAAACATCAACCGCAGGTGATTTTACAATAGTTTTTCCAGCCGCAGCAGCCAGTACAGCTATTATAAGAATAGCCTAGTTTAGCCAATTATGGCTAATATTACGGGTTGGGGTCGAGGTACCTGGGGTGAAGGTACTTGGGGCGAACCTATACCAGTCACTTTATCTGGATTAGCTGCTACAAGTGCTTTAGGCACTGTATCTGTAGTAGCAAAGGCTAATGTAACCCCTTCTTCTCAAGTTGGCACAACAGCAGTAGGAACTCCTACTTTTGATTGTGAAGCTAATTTAACTCTTACAGGACAATCATCTACAAGTGCTCTTGGTACAGCTACGGTTGTAGCAAAAGCTAATGTTACGCCTTCAACACAAGTTGGAACAAGTGCATTAGGCACCATATCTACAGTTGCAAAAGCAAACGTAACACCTAGTTCACAAGTTGGTACAACTGCTATAGGTGGCGTAGGAGTTAATGCTGATGCGGTAGCAAATGCTCCTAGTGCGGTAGCTACACTCGGTAGCGTAAGTGTTGATGTAGATGGAGAGGCTAATGTTGTCATATCAGGACTTGCAGGCACATCTGCTGTTGGATCAGTCACGGTCCACCATAATGAAAAATTTAATATTGATGGTGTAAGTAGCACAGGTAGTGTTGGATCTGTAACTTTTATTGCAAAAGCAAATATTAATATAACTGGGGTTGCATCTACTGGTTTTGTAACAGATGTATTAGTTTGGGGGCTAATAGATGATACACAAACGAAAAATTATGCTAATATAAATACTGATCAAAGTTCATCCTTTGCTGAAATTAATGAAACACAAACCCCAAATTGGGAAGAGGTAGCATAAAAAATGGCAACTTATGTAAATGATTTAAGGTTAAAAGAAATAGCTACAGGTGACGAATCAGGAACCTGGGGCACATCTACGAACACAAATTTAGAGTTAATAGCCGAGGCATTTAGCTTTGGTACAGAGGCGATAACCACTAACGCCGATACTCATACAACCACTATAGCTGACGGTTCTACTGATCCTGGTAGATCAATTTACCTAAAATATACAGGTACACTTGATTCAGCTTGTACTATTACTATCGGTCCAAATACTGTATCAAAGCTTTGGTTTATTGAAAACGGAACATCAGGTTCACAAAATATAATTATATCTCAAGGTAGTGGTGCTAATGTAACTGTACCAGCAGGAGAAGTGAAAGCTATTTATTCTGATGGAGCTGGTTCTGGTGCAGCTATGGTAGATGCTTTTGCTAATTTAAAAGTATCAGATGCAGCTCAAACTAATATTACAAGTTTAGGCACACTTACAACACTTACAGTTGACGATATAACAATTAATGGCTCTACTATTTCTTCTACTCCTAATTTAATACTAGATGTTGAAGGTAATATTATTTTAGATGCAAATGGTAGTGAGGTAATACTAAGAGATGGAGGTTCAAATTTTGCATTTTTTCAACAAGTTAGTGATGATTTAGAAATAACATCAACTAGAAGTGATGCTGATATTAAATTTAAAGGTAATGATGGTGGTTCATTTGTAACTGCCCTTGCCTTTGATATGTCAGCAGCAGGTGCAGCTACTTTTAATGATGCTGTAGCTTTAAAAAATACTTTATCTATAAGTAGTTCTAATACATCAGCATTTTTACAAGCTAGTGATAATATTCTACAGTTTGGAACAAGTAGTGATGACCCTGTTACATTTTTTGCAAACAATGCTGAAAGAATGCGTATTGATAGTTCAGGTAATGTTGGAATAGGAACGACTAGTCCAGATAATCCCTTACATATAGCTAGTGCTACACCAGTTATTACTATTGAAGAAACTGATGCTAGCCAAGAGTTTGAAATAGGCTCTTATGGTGGTGCTTTTGCTATTCGTGATAAAACTGATAATGCATTTAGGGTTGTTTTAGATGGTTCAGGAAATGTTGGTATAGGAACGACTAGTCCTGATTCACCATTAGAAATTGATGGTGGCTCATCTTCAAATACAGTCTTACATTTAACATCAACAACTGCAAATACTTTTTTAAAAATATCTGATTCAAATACTAATGAGGGTAATTTTATAGGTTGTACTACAAATGATTTAACTTTGTTTACTAGAAATTCAGAAAGAATGCGTATTGATAGTAACGGATTATTAATGGTTGGAACAACAGCAACTAATACACACGAAAGTTCTGGTGCTGGTAATGAGGGTGTAGTTATAAGACCAGCAGGTTTTTCTGCATGGTCAGTTAGTAATGAAATTTGCCAAATATTAAATAGAAAAACAAGCAATGGCGTAATAATGCAATTTAACTTTAATGGTTCAAGTGTAGGTACTATTTCTACTAATGCAAACTCTTTACCATCTGATAGAAATTTCAAAAGAGATATAGAAGATTTAAACATAGGCTTAGATTTAGTTACTAAATTAAATCC